ATAAAAACTGGTGGCTCGCGAGTGATACTTTTACTGTTGAAGTAAAAGTATGGCTGGATATTGATAAATTTATCTGGAATGTTTACGCTAACATTTTTGAATCACATCCAATTTTTGAAGACAATCAAGCCATAAACAATTTACCGTTTCATGGTGGTGTGTCATACGATAAAGAAGTCGTATCACAGCCGATGGGCGGGATTAGATATGATTGGCAAAAGGTATCAAAAGTTAAAACAGTTGGATGTGATTATAATCATCTTGGAGACGATTATTTTAATCAATGTGATGGCACTAACGGCATCCCGAAAGACATAGAGAGAGACGCTAAAGAACTTTTTGATTTTTTGAAAAATTATCAAGGTGGCGAAAATGATTAAAATTAACGCCGATGATATGCGCGAGACTTGGCTTAATCCACCAGAATTGACAGATCCAAGCGAACCAGAAAAAGAATTTCCACCATTCAAACCGCGCGAAGTAAAAGAACGATTATTGTTTTGGTGGCAAATAGACAAGTGTGCAACGTGGATTATTAGAGAGATGGCAAAATCTGATAATGGGTGGTTTGCTTGCATGACACAAAGCACAGTAGAACGCTGGAAGCGGGTAATACTTGCACACGACAGACGGCTTACAGGCGGTAAGGTGTTAAGTGAGTTGGGGGAGTTATTGTGACAGGAATAGCCGAAAGATTAGCCGCGTTACGCGCGGCTAGCGTTAGCGCAAAGGTTGAGCCGACTATTGATGATGTTGACATTAGCGGCGATTGGTACATTCACAAAGATATTTTTAGAGCGCACCTTGAGCTGTCAGGACGTACTGATGTTGACTATTTACTAACACGGTCGCGTGACGAGTGGGCAGCAATTTTGCAAGCGGTAGAGCGCGATAATCAGGTAACTATGAGGTTTTTATGAGTATCAACAAAGAGTTGTTTTATGCAGCAATGCACAAGGCTTTAAAGATACGCAAAATAGGAAAAACAGATAGGGACGCGATGATAACAAAGCACTGGAGCTCAGTTATAAAAGACAATGCAGAAGCAGACAGAATTATAGAGCACGAGGAATCTACAACACGCGACTTTATCAAACAATCACGCGTTGTTGTGCCGACCGAAAGCGCAGAACAAATAGCCGTTATCAAATGGTTTCGCAGCAATTATTCAGAAGACTTCGGGATAATTTATGCAATACCAAATGGTGGTCATCGTGACATACGAACAGCGGTAACACTTAAAGCGGAGGGCGTGCTTGCAGGTATATCAGACATGAAAATAGAACTAACTGATGGCAGGGATTGCGCAGTTGAAATGAAGCGCATAAAAGGCGGTGTACAATCGGATGAGCAAAAATGGTATGAGTATTTTTGCTATCGTAGGAAAGTGCCTTATCTACTTTGCAGTGGCTTTGAAGACGCAAAACGTCAGATTTTAGAATTTTTGGAGAAAAACAATGATAAATAAACCTGTATGGATGATTTCACAACACAAAAGACCATCAAAACGACCAGCCCCGCGCGGTTTATGGGTTTTGGTGTGCTTGGTGGTGATGTTTATTGTGTTGGAGGTGGTGGCATGAACGACACAATAACAATACAAAACCCGCAAGACGTACCTGCACCGACACTACAGCAGGTGTACAAATACGCCGAACTGCACAAACTACAAATCGTATTTAACGAGTTCGATAGTGTGCAGTTAGCGGTTAACCGCGTTTGTCATGCAAGTATTTGCAAAACGCAGCGCGAAATTTATGATGAAATGGTGGGATTATGAGTGCCTTATCAAAATTAATAAAAAAACAGCACGATGAAATTATGGACAAGGTAATTTCAGGAACAGCAGTGGCAGTTGTCGGTAACGCCACTATTTGCCACACTTGCGGGAAAGTAAACGGGCGCGGTTGGATGCTTGGGTGTAAGTGTGGAGGCGTTACTCAGCACGGGTTTTTAGTAAAAAATGGCAGCGATGAAAATAGTTTTATGACAATGGACGATGTTGAGTCGCTTGATGTGCCGTTGATTGATTTGTTTTCAGGTGAGGTGTTGAGGTGAGCATCTGCAACCAGTGCAATTGGGTAGACACCTGCAAAAACGTCAGCCAAACAGTGAGCGGCGTACCATTGCCGCCACTATCACAACGCGGCGCAAAGCCTGAATGCTGGGTGTGCAGCTGTTGTTATTGGCGAATGCAGGTGTCAAAATGTCAACGAGAGTGTGACGTATGCCACGCTGTTAAGAATTTAAACGATGATAGTGTGCAAATTAAGCACACAAGGGGATAAGATGATAAACGCAAAATTATTAAAAATGCTAGGCGATGATGAGATAAAATCATTACTTAATGAGTCGCTGTTGCAGATAGAGTGTATAACACTGATGCAAGTAACAAACGACACGCACATTAAATCGGCACTTGATATGTGCCGAAAGTTATCGGCGTTGCGGTCTAAAAATCTTGAATGGGATTGTATTCAACGTATCAACTCAATTTTGGATTTGTGTCATGGCAGAAATTGAAGTTATTTTAAAAATAGAAAGCAGAAGGCAAAGGCGCGGGCATACAACAGCAAGTTGCACTGGGTGTTATTTTTCTCTTAGAGATGAAAAATGCCCGACTGAAAAATGCGTTACGCAAAAAAGCTGTATTAAAAGCTCACTAACCGACGGCGATAAAGAGATAATTTTTGTTGAGGTCAAATAATGGCAAAGTATGAAAGCGAACAGCAAAAACTTAACGCCCGCGCCCGTACAATCGGGCATCGTATCGAGAATTTAAGCACTGCTGGTAGTTATCGTGTGCATAATACAAACTCAGGCGAGTATTACATCGTGACGAAAAATTCAGCATTACAGCAATTAATAACACAATTGGAGAATGAACATGGGGCAAGATAATGGGGCAAGCAATCCGATTGATGACATCGGGCAACACGAAAAAGGCGCAAAATTAGACAAAGGAAAAAATCGTTTAGGTTTAGTGATTGGTGGGTTTGCACGGGCATTAATCGAAGTTGGCAAAGTTGGCACATTTGGCGCGAACAAGTACACTGATGACGGATGGAAATATGTGCAGAATGGCGAACAGCGATACACTGATGCTCTTTACCGTCACTTGTTAGCAGAAGCAAACGGCGAAGAATTAGATAGCGAGACAGGTTTATTACACGCTGCGGCTGTTGCTTGGAACTCACTTGCTAGACTACACTTTATTATTTTGCGGGGTACGTATGATAGCGTATAACCACAAAGAAAAACCACAATACAAAGTCGGTCAACGCGCCAAAAAAATAACAGGCGATTACTTAATGCGCGGCACAATAGTTGGGGTATTTCACAAAACCAGCGGCGCGTGTCGGTATTGCTTAGAGGAAGACCACAGCGGATTGATCCACATTTACAACGCTGGGAATTTACAGCCGATGAATTTTGCTGATGAGGTTAAATCGTTTTTTGTTGGGTTGTTTAAGTGACACACTGCACAAACCAAAACTGTAACCAACGCGCCCAGTGCAATAAGGGCGCGGATATGCAAGATGGCGAGCGCGTAGTTTATTTTGTGCGTAAGCCGTTCGAGCCGTGCAAAGGGTTTAAGTGTCGGGCACACCACTTTGTTTATGTGCTTGGCAAAGGTGAGCGCGAATGCCAAGAATGTGGGCATGGTGAAAGCCATTACCGTTTTGTGTCGTGTGACTGGGTTATGTGCGGGAATATGAGAGATGCTTGACAGATAGCAAATACCCGCTATAATGTCACACATCAACGGTGATTCTTTGATGCTTTCTCCTTGTTAGACCCCATTTAGCCGCTATTGCTTACACGATAGCGGTTTTTTTTTGCTTAAAATAAATGTGTGTTATAATAGCGCGTGGCTAGATTCTTAAGGTCGAAAGCGTGTTCCTTGCACGTTGCCACACCACTTCCAAGGAATTAAATTAAGGGTTTAAAATGAATATCAAAATATTTACACACTCAAAATTAGTTCAAGCTGTTAATGCGAGAGACCTGTATGAGTTTTTAGAAATTAAACAGGATTTTTCAGGATGGATTAAAAACCAGATTGAACGGGCACGACTTGTTGAAAATAAAGACTTTTTGACGCTCACTAAAAAAGTAGCGCGTCAAATTCTAATAGAATATTTCATTACTGTTGAATCAGCAAAAAACATTGGGATGCTATCGCAGACCGATAAAGGGTTTGAGGTTCGCGCCTATTTTCTTGAGTGCGAACGTATCGCATTAGCCAAGGAAGCTGCAACACCTCATCTTGATGCAATGCGAAAACTGTTGTTATTGGACAGTCCAAGCGAATGGGTAAAACGGTTTCCAGATGAGTTTTACATTGCCATTATGAAGCTGCACCATCAAGATTTTGATGGGAATAAATCAACTCCGTCATACTGCGCCAATATAACGCGCCGCTGGGTGTATAACGTCATTATTCCAAGTCAGTTAATGGATGAAATTGACGAAAAAAAGAAATCAGAAAAAATACACCAATGGCTAAGCACTGATGACGGGCAACAACGATTAAGTCAGCAAATCGGAAAGGTAACAATGATTGCCATGATGTGCGGTAGCAGAAGCGAGTTTGATTTAAAATGCGGAATAATGTTTTTAGGTACTCCATTGCAATTAACAGTATTTAAATAAAAGTAATTTAAAATCAACTGGCTAGAAATCAAGCCGTTAGTAATAGCGGCTTTTTTTTGCGAACTGGTTTTATTTGTGCTAGAGTCTGTTTTATTTTCGGTTTTAAAACATGACGTTCTCAATTGAGCAAATTATCGGGGTAGCAGGAAGCGCATTTTTAGCGATGATTGCGTTTGTCTTTCAGGGATTTAGCAAACGACTTGACGAAGTTGAGCATAAGCAGGCTAGTCACGAATTGCACGTTGTAGCAACGTATGTACAAGATTCAGAGTTTAGGCAGGCGTTAGAGCCGTTGTTTAAAAAGTTAGACCGTATGGAAGTGAAGATAGACGATGCAAATTTTAAACTAGCTGACAAGCAGGATAGACCACGATGAGCATTAACCCACTGGCCGACAAATTAAAAGGCAAGATTCCAGACTTTGTTCACGCGCAGCTTACACAAGCCGTATTCGACGGCTTAACTCCTTTGCGCTTGGCTCACTTTTTGGCGCAGTGCGATCATGAGAGCCAAGGATTTACGCGCACCGAGGAAAATCTTAATTACAGCGCAGAAGGATTGGTTAAAACTTTTGGCAAGCACTTTAAAGGCGTTTCCAACGCTTATGCCAGAAAGCCTGTTGCAATCGCTAACCGCGCCTATGCAAACCGCATGGGCAACGGCAACGAAGCGAGCGGCGACGGCTGGAAATTCCGTGGACGCGGCTTTATACAGCTCACAGGGCGTGACAATTACAACCGTGCTGGGATATGCTTAGGCGTGGACTTTATCAAAAACCCTGAGTTTGTAGCTCAGGGCTATGCTTTGACGGTTGCGTTGTGGTTTTTCAAGTCCAACAAGATTTGGGATAAGTGCGACCTTGGCGCGACTGAACAAGCAGTAAAAGAAGTAACGCGGCGCGTTAATGGCGGCACTATTGGGCTTGATGACAGAATCAAGTGTTTTAATAAATATTGGGAAATACTAAAATGAATGATGCTGAATTAGAACAGAAAATTATCGAAAAAGGTCTTACTGCTCCGCGCGTTACGCTTGACGCACTTAACGATAAAATTGTTGATGTTGAGATCGTTAAGCACATCACAAAAGGCGGCGGCATTTTGCGCTGGGCAGTGTTGACTATGAGAAATGGTTTTGCGGTCACTGGAAAACCGTCGGCGGCGGTATCGGCAGAAAACGATAACGCTGAAATCGGCGAAGAAATTGCCATTGAAAACGCAAAAAATGAAGTTTGGGCATTAGAAGGTTATTTACTTAAAGATAAATTGTTTTGTGAGGAGGTTAAATGAGCTGGATTAAATTGCGATTAACAGAACAAGGCACTTGGAGAGGTATTATTCATGCGGCTGGTGGTATCGCTGGATTAACGATTAATGCTGGTGTCAGTGAAGCATTATCAATGCTTTGCGTCAGTGTTATCGCCGCTGGTGTGCAAAACATTGTCACCAAAGGCTAAGCAATGAAATACAAAGACGAGCTAATCATGACGGCGGTTTTAGCCGCTGTGCTGGTCACGCTTTATTTTGTGCGTTATTGGAGTTTGTTTTGATCCCACCAATTAATCTTTATTGCCTACCCAGCCAAGATTGGTTTGATAAATTGCAGGCTAGACCGCACAGCCGTGACACGCAAAATAGAGTTAGACCAGTGACATTAGTTAAACAACCACACCAATTTATGAGAGGCAGATAAAATGGCTTTAACGGCAAAACAAGAAAGTTTTGCACAAAATATCGTTGATGGGTTCACGCAGCTTGAATCATATAAACGCGCGTATGACGCTGAAAATATGCTGGATAAAACGATTAGTAATAACGCTTATGAGCTAATCAATAACAGGGAAGTGGCAGGGAGAATTCAACAACTGCGAGACCAACTAGCGGAACGTCTGTTATTTCCCCGTATTGAGCGCCTAGAGATACTTAAAGGCATAGCCCAAGGCAGTGAGCGCGATGGTGATAGAATAAACGCGATAAAGGTGTTTAGTGACTTTGTCGGCGATGGCGCACCGATAAAAGTCGAAGTAGAGCACACAGGCGAAACCAGCAAAAAAATAACCTTTGAAGTTATCAAAAGTGCAAACAATACAGATAACTGAGCCGCAAAACGACTTCATTAACACACTGTCACAGTTCCCTGCGATTGTAGGCGGTTTGGGTTCTGGAAAATCACAGGCAGGCACATATCGCGTTATTAAGCTAATGACCGAGGATGTGGGCATTAGTTGTGCTTACTATTTTCCAACTTATGACCTTATCGAGTTACGCGGTATAAGTGGGTTAATTAAAGACCTTGAGTTATTCGGCATTGATTACACCGTCAATAAATCAGCTTATACAGTTACGCTTGTTGGTTACGGACAGGTGATTTTTAGAAGCTATGACCGCCCTGAGCGTATTGTCGCTTATGAAGTGGCACATAGTATTGTCGATGAATTGGACACGCTTAAAAAAGACAAGGCTGAATTTGTTTGGCGTAAGGTTGTCGAGCGCAACAGGCAGAAATGTACACACCCGAGCGGCAATACCGTTGGCTGCGTTACTACACCGGATCAGGGAAAGACAGGTTTTGTCTTTGAAAAATGGGGCGGTATTTTACAAGACGGCTACCAACTCATAAAAGCTAGTACATACAGCAATCCGTTTTTACCAGCCGATTACATAGCTAACATCAAAAAGAACTACTCAAGCGAACTGGTATTGCTGTACTTAAAAGGTGAGTTTGTTTCACTAAATGCCACCAGTATCATTAAGCGTTTCTATTGGCGCAAATGGGAAGCGGACAAAAAACTACCCACCTGCCAGCACATCTTTACAAGTTACGATACCGCATTTTCTGAAAAAGACAGCAAGACCACAGCTTATAGTGCGTGTACCCGTTGGGGTGTATTTTGGCATCCAGTACGGGAACGTTACTGCATCATGCTGTTGGGTGTTTGGTATGACCGCGTAGGTTATCCAGAACTACGTCAAAAGATGGTAGACATTGATAAAAAGCATAAGCCTGATGTGAATTTGATTGAAGCCAAAGCCACAGGTTTGAGTTTGTTACAAGATTTACGCGATGCTGTTGACGGTGTGCTAAAATCCTATTCACCGGGCAAAGGCGAGGATAAAATTAGCCGCGCTCATTCTGTCACGCCTATTTTTGAAATGGGGCTAGTGTACGTTCCCAACAAAAAATGGGCAGAGGAACTGATTGCGCACGTTGCCAGTTTTCCAAACGGTTTACCGCCCAGTGCCGATTTGACCGACACCGTGACACAGGCTTTAATCTATATGCGCAAGGGTCGCTGGTTTGATAACGAATCAGACGACGACATAAAATACAGACAAACAAAAGACATAGACGATGACGACAATGAATAACATATCCGCAAATGAAGCAATGAAAGCCGCGCAGGTTGCGGGAATGAATCCCATTGACGTACTGACACCCGAAGAGCTGGACAGCGTAGACCTTGACCAGTTACTAAGCGGAAACATGGGTACTGAGAAAGGTCATTACTCAAACCTGCTTAATGATGAATCAATCGACTATGACTTTAACAAAGCAGCGCAAAATATCGTAAGTTGGAAGCGTGAAGATGAAACCTCGCGGGCTGAATGGCTTAAGCAAGAGAAAGAAGCACTTAAAGCACTAGGCATTACGAAAGAATCAAAAGAACCGCGTTATGAAGGGGCAACAACCGCAACGCACCCCATGTTTATTGAAGCCGTTGAACAATTCCATAACCGCGCGTTGATTGAAATGCGCCCCCCGAACGGGCGTATTGTCAAAACCGATGTTGTTGGCATTGAAGATGAGATGCTGAATCAACAAGCCGAGCGCGTAGCCGATTTTATGAATTACATCTATGTAAACGATATGCCAGACGAATTTAACGAGATGGATAAACTTTTGTTTCGTTTGCCGATCAGCGGCTCATGCTTTAAGGAGTCATATTACTGTGAGCGCACGAAAAAGTATTGCTCAGTGTTTGTCGAACCTGAAAATCTTATTGTTCCGTGGAATGCCACAGACCTAGAAACAACTGACCGCTTCATTCGCCGCTATTACGAATCACACGCCACTTTTAAGCGAAACATTGCCAGCGGTTTTTATGCCGATGATGAAACGATTAGCAAATCAAGTATTGAAGAAGTTGGCGAGATACGACGCACCGCGTTAGAAATGGAAGGGGCAAGCGCGAACTCTACAGCCGATGTAAACCAACACCAGATTCTACGCTGTTACTGCTCACTTGAAATAGAAGACGGCTATGATTACCCCATGGAATACATGATATGGGTCGAATTTGAAACGCAAAAAGTTATCCGTGTACAACGCAACTGGAAGCCAGAAGACGATCAACAGGCGCGTATTGTGCGCATTACTCACTACCGATATGCGCAGGGCTTAGGTTTTTACGGATTGGGCATCTATCATTTATTGAATGGCAGTATTAACGCTTCTACCGATATGTTACGCACCATCATTGACGCATCAACCGAGGCTAGTTTTGGCGGTGGGTATGTCACACGGGAAGCTAAAATTCCGCTGGTAAAGGGTCAGGTTACGCGTGGGAAAGGTGGCATTAGACCACCACCGCGCACAATGACAGAGGTTGATTGTTCACCCGATGAACTAAGCAAAGCCTTTTTTATGCCACCATCTAAAGAACCAAGTGCTACATTATTTCAATCGTTGCAATATGTTGATAATCGGGCGCGTGAAATGATTGGCTCAAGCGGTGTATTAACTGGTGATGCTGGAATGGCTAGTATGCCTGTCGGCACGGTGCTTGCATTGATTGAGCAATCAAGCATTCAGTTTAGTGCAATTTATCAACGACTGCACAACGCACAGACTAAAGAGTTCAGGATTGTTGCGGATATTATCTCAGAAAATATCCCCGATGAGGGCTATCCGTACAGCACAAAAGGCAACGACTCTGTGATTATGGCGAGTGACTTTGATGAGCGTATCGACGTTATGCCAGTCAGTACACCAGACGCAGCGAGTAAGTCACACAGAATTATGCAAGCAAACGCGCTGGTTGAACTATCTGGTAAATTTGAGGGATTGATAGATCCTAAATGGGTACTTGAACAAGCACTATCGGCAATGCGCATTGACGTACCAAAAGAAGCATGGACACAACCACAACAAGCAGAACCAGACCCTATGCAACAAGCAGAACTGGCTAAATTGCAAGCTGATACCGAAGCGGTACAGGTGTCAACTACTGTTAAACAGAAAGAACTGGCTAAGGTTGAAGCCGAAACAGCCAACACGATAGCCGAAAAAGCGAACACAAATGCCGATACGCAATTTAGCTTAGTACAAACAGCGGCGCAAGCGGTCAATAATGCGAGTATAATGCCACTTGCTGCGCAGTTGGGAGATATTGCGGGTTATGTTGATGAGAGCGTCTATAATTTAGACAATGCAGGTGTTGATATTGGACAACAGCCGATTGACCCCATGCAAGTTGAGGAAAATACACACCCACAATTCCCACCTAACCCGCAAATGACAAATGATGACCCGATGAATGCTGAAATGATGCAAGAACCCGCTCCGATGTCACCAGAAGCGGGCATTAACACGGCAGAAAATGAAAATAATTTACAATAACACCTTGACAGGAGTATCATTAAGTGGAATTGGAAGACGTACAAGATGGGATAGGCGAATTAATCGCATCAATAGCTGAAAAGAAAGCCACGGCTGAATTAAAGCTATTGAGTGGCGGGTGCAAAGATGTAGAGCAGTATCGAACCCTTACGGGACGGTTATCGGCTTTTAACGAAGTCGATATTGAATTAAAGAAACTTTTGAAATAGGAATTAAAATGACGTTTTCAGAATTAATGGAAATGAGCAAAGAAGACAAGATGAATATTACTATCGCTGCAACAACAAAAGGTGCTGAAATTAAAACGGTATTTATGTTAAAAGGCGCAAAAATTTATGAAACAACAGATAGAAACGAAGTAAAAAATTTTTTACGGAAGGATAAATAACATGGCTTTAACTTTTGAAGCGGACAGCGTACCACCTGAATTATTGCCCATGCCTACAGGTTGGCGGGTATTAATCGCACCCGTGAAATTGAGAGACACAACAGAGGGCGGGATTGCATTACCTCAACATAGCCTAGCAGCGGCAGACCATTTCAGAAACATCGGTAAAGTGTTGGCGATTGGGGCAAGTGCTTATGATGACCCGTCGTTTCGTGGCGGTCGTGATGGTGACGCACAGCAATGGTGCAAAGTTGGAGATGTAATTGTTTATGGTTGTCATGATGGCGAAAGATTGACCATTATTCACGACAAAGAAACGCACAATTTACGGTTTATCAATGACCGCAATGTTGTCAGTGTTATTCATGATACATCAGTCATCGAGGCATTGTTATGAGCGCACAATACGATGATGACGAACTTATCGGCAGCTTAGAAGATGAACAGGTTAATGATGAGCAATCTACCGACACCGAAACAACCGACACCGAAGCGGTAGAAACTACCGAAAAGCCAAAAGTTACACGGTTTGATAAACGTATTAATGAACTGACATGGAAAGCCAAAAGCGCAGAGGAAAAAGCGGCAGCTGCTGAGGCACGGGCGGAAGCGGCAGAACTGGCGGCGGCAGAACTTACCAAAACCAGCACGACTGAACGCATTGCCGTGCTAAGAAACGCACGAATTGACGCATTGAAAGCGGGTGACCATGAGTTACTGAACGAGATTGATGACCGCTTAATGGATTTAAAGCTAGTCGAAAAGACACAGGCGGTTAGAAAAACTGTTGAAAAAGTCGAGCAGAAAGAACCAGAAAAAACAGCCGCGCAGGTTGAGTACGAACAAAATAACGCTGATTGGATTGGCAAGGATGTAGAGCGCACAGCCAAGGCGAACCGCATTATTGACCGCTTAGTCAGTGAAAAAGGAATTGACCCGAGCGATCCTGTTTTATGGAAATTGCTGGATAAAAACATCAATCGCCAAAAGCAGCCAACAGGCGAACGTGGTACAGGTGCGGCAACTGACACACAGTCAGGCGCATTGACCCGTGACGACATGAACATGATGAAAGAGTGGGGATTGAATCCTACAAACAAAGCGCATCAAGAACAGTGGCTTCAATCTAAGCAGAATTTAGGACAATAACATGAACACGACTACACGCGATGACAAACGCGGACAACGCACACCAAATGGAGACACGCGGGCATTTAACCCAGCGGCAATGTTTAGCACAAACCCATTCGATATTTCAACACTCCCAGTAATTGACGGTTTTGTATACAAATGGGTAACAACTTCGGCAATGGGTCAGGCGTACGCATCAAACGTACAACGGGCAATTACTGAGCGTTGGAAACCAGTATTATTGAGCGACTTAAAAACAGCAGCGGAAAAAATGAACGGCGATGTTAGTTTTTTATTAGCGACAGAATGGCAAGGTCAAATAGGCGTGGTAGGTTCTCATGATATGATTTTAATGATGAGACCGAAAGATATTCATGACGCGCACACGGCTTATATTAGACAACAGGTTCAAGGGCAGGAAACTTCTGTTGCGAACCAATTTAACAACGCAATGCCAGACGGCGTACGCAAAATGCGACCCGCTGATATTGATGATTAAACAATTTTAAGAGGGTAAAAGCCATGGCTTTTGGATTAAGACCTATCGGCAACATTAGTGCCGATGAATGCACCGCGATGACTGAGTACAGCATCACGTCGGGGGCAGCCGCGATTTATTCAGGTGACGAAGTTAAGCAGGTGACTGATGGCAGCATAGAAGTTGCCGCAGCTGGTGATGTTGGCATCGGGAGCTTTGTAAGCTGCACATATTACAATGCAAAAGGGGAGCTAGTTACTTCACCAAACTACGATGCACCGTCTGGGGCAACTGACATTAAATGTCTTGTACATGACGACCCAGATACCAAGTTTGAAATTTTGGCAAATGCTGATGTAACAGCCGCTAACATCGGCGCGTTATATGACATCGTTTATTCAGCAGGTAGTGCAGTGAACGGCAAATCTGGCGTTATGCTGGATATTTCCTCACTGGCAACAACTGGTAAAACATTCAGAATGACAGCACTGTCCAACCGCGTGGGTGATAACGCGCGCGTGGTTCAGGTTGTTCATGCAGAACACGCGCTTAAGGGCGTAGTTAGTGGCGCAGGAGGTATCTAATGGCTACGAGTACAGGTAATTTACAACACAGTTTAGAAGTAGGCTTAAATGCCATTATCTTAGGCGAAAACCGCGATTATTCGCCAGAATGGTCGCAAATTTATGAAACCAGAAACTCCACCAAGAACAAAGAAGAAATTCTGTTACGTTCTGGAATGGGGACGGCGTTCCAAGTAGCAGAGGGCGGTTTTACGCCGATGGATGGAATGTCAGACGAATGGGTACAAGTTTTTAGAAACTTTACCTATAAGTTAGGTTTTGAGATTACTCAGGAAGCTATTGAAGATAATCAATACATGAACTTGGCAAGCGATGCAGCCAAGGAATTGAACCGCGCGTTTAGACACACTAAAGAAATTCGCGGCGCAGCGGCTTTTAACAATGCGATTAGCACAGCACGACCATACAAAGGCGGTGACGGCGTGGCGTTGTTATCAACTGCACATCCTTTGGCAAATGGCGATACGTTCAGCAACTTTTTACAAGGTATGCAGTTAAGCGAATCATCATTACAAGCGGCTGATACGTTAATCCGTAGAGCTGTTGATGAGCGAGGTAATCGCATCATGCTAAAACCTAAACAGTTGATTGTTCCAGCCGAGGGAGTTTGGACTTCTGCGCGTTTGTTACAGTCTGATTTAAGACCCGGTACAAACAACAACGACATCAACGCAATCAAAACACTTGGCATGATTGGTAAAGCACCACAGGTATTATCGTACTTGATTGACCCTGACGCATGGTTTGTGCAAACTGACCAGCCAAAAGGTTTAATTCATTTTAACCGTGCTACTTTTAGCTTCAAAACTAAAAGTGAAGAGAATAACGGCTCTTATTACGGCTTTGGTCGTGAGCGTTATTCGTTTGGTCATGCCGACCCTAGATGTGTCTACGGCTCACTCGGTTCGTAGTGAGTAAAACTATATCATTTGTGAATAAATAATGTAGGACTTGGCTATTTTAAAGACAATGTTGCTTTTATTGAAAAAGCAATGAACTATTTACTTAAACATAAGGAAAATTAATGGCTATTTATCAATCATTAGGTAGATTGGTAACGCTGATGTTCGGGGACGCTTACTACGCGCCCCTGAACGACAGTCTAGGTACAACAGCGGGCTACTCAGTCAATCCAATTAGTCAAATATCACTAGGCGCACCAGCCGCACCCAGTGTTAATTTTATTGTCGCTTCAACAACTGTGAGCGGCACGACTGCTTTTACAATTGCTAATGCTACGCTAGATGTGCCGCGCAGTGTTACGGCGGTGGGCGGTGTCGGTGCTAACGCTGTTTTAAACATCGTTGGTACGGACGTGTACGGTAATGTTTTAACTGAGTCGGTAACGCTCAACGGTGCTACATCCGTAGAAACTGCACAGGCTTTTAAAACAATTACATCGGTAACACCCGCCAGCGGTAGCGGCTCAACTGTAACAGTTGGTACAGGTACTAAATTGGGCTTACCTGTTAAGCTCAATAAACGTTCTGATTTAATGCAAGGTTGGCTTGGTGCGGTTCAGGACGGCGGTGGCATGACTGTAGTCGTTGGCTCTACTTCTGCTAATGCGGATGATAGGGGGACGGTAGCGTTCACAACTGCGCTAAACGGCGCACTTGAACCAGTTGTATGGATGAAAGTAGATGCAACAAGCAAGTTAAACATGGTAGGAATCGCTTAATGGACATTGCAAGCCTGATTAACATTGCCAGAAAAGACTTTTTAAATGACGCTGTTTTTCAAAAACAAACATGGGACACCGCGTTTTTTCTGCGGTCTTTTTCGGAAGCGCAACGTCAAGCTTGCAATCGTACCGACTTTATTTTTTCTGATGTGCAATACATCACGCTAAAGAGTGGCAAGGGTAGTTATCAACTGCCCTCAAACTTGACTAAATTAGTCGCATTGACGATTGATGATTGCGAGATTGAAAAAGTACGGCAGGAAGAGCTACCTAAAAACTGGCGTACACTGTCTGGATTTTATACCGATGGCGAACCGCGGTTTATGGTGCGGGGTAATTTAATTACTTTTGTACCAAAACCAGACACCGCACAGCGAGTCATGATAGAGGGCTACATTTACCCTGTAGAAGACTTTGCAAGCACAAGTGACGAGCCAATTATCCCCGATGAGTACCACAAAAAGTTAATTCACTGGGTTGTCTATGAAGCGTACAGTAATGAAGTGGTAGATTCTGATGCACTTGATAGCAAGGATATGAGACAATCGGCAAAGCATTTAGAGCTGTTTAATCAAGCATTCGGGCAGCCAGTTTCGGCTGGTGTGCGCAAACATCAATTTGAAAACAACACAGGTTACAGTAAATGAGCGCATTTTATAACGAAACAATAGCGGTTTTACCATCGTTAGCAAGGACTGCAACGGTAACAGGTGACGACATTAATAACCTGCTTTCATGCGGCTTGCACCTGATTATTGACGTGACGGCAGTAACATCAACGCCAAGTATCGTGCCAAAAATACAAGGAAAAGACCCGATAAGCGGGAAGTATTATGACTTGTTAATCGGTGCAGCAATTACTGGCACGGGTACAACTGTACTTAAGTTTTTTCCAGCGGCTACCGCCGTAACTAATTTGGCGGCTAATGACTTTTTACCGCGCGTGTTTCGCGTAGTCATGACTCACGGTAACGCTAACAGCGCGACTTATTCAATCTCTGCCAATATGCTTAAGGCGTAACAATGGCTTTATTAGACCTGACACCTCCAGAATTAACCATTCGATTTAGTCGCGGAAAAACTTTTCGCCCTATTTTTTGGTATCTTGACGAGAACAATACACCGATAAACCTAACTGGATTCAAGGCACGAATGCAGGCGCGTGTTGATATTGATGACGCGCTACCCATTACGGGCTGGGATTTGACCACAGAAAACAGCGGTATTGCCATCGTCACACAGGCAAGTTACACGCTTAAGGCAGGTACTACGGTTATTGTAGGAGGTGAAATGGTCGAATTAACAGCCGATTTAGTGCTTACAAACCCTTATGGCATACAGCCACTTGTCGCGGCATCGGTAACAGCGGACACAAGCTGGGATAGCGCAGTATTTGACATTGAAGTCATTGAGCCAAGCCCAAGCCTTGCAGTATTGCCATTTATTCAGGGCGTGTTAGAGCCTAAAGCAGAGGTGACACGATGACGAACATTGTTATTGATAGCGATGGCGATAACGTCATCATTGCCACTAATAAAAATCCAGTTGTTATTTGTGCAGGTATTCAAGGCGTGGCAGGGATAAACGGCAATGGCACGGGTGCAAGCGGTATTACTGGCTTTACGAACGGCAGTGGTTTTGTTGGCAATGTCAGTGCTGGTAATTTGTCTCTTACTCTACAAGATGCAAATACTACCCAGTCTGGGCAATTAACGGCATCATCTTTTAATGCGTTTACCGCAAAGGGTACAAGTAATTTAACGATAGGCTCAACAAACATAACGGCTTTTCAAGGCGACTTAGGCGCGGCGTTATCTGGTGACTTTACAAACCACACTGGCAATGTATCAAACCCGCACAATGTAACCAAATCACAAATTGGTTTATCTAACGTAACTGATGTAACGCCGTTAGAATTGCCAATTAGTAATGCTACACAGACCGCTTTAAATGCTAAACAAGACCCGTTAATATCTGGCACGAACATTAAAACGATTAACGGCGTTACGATATTGGGTAGCGGTGACATGACCATCACGGGCGGTAATGTATCAGGCATAGCAAGCTTTACCGACGGCGGTGGATTTACAGGCACGGTTACAAACAACAGCCTATCACTGACGCTACAAAATGCCAACGCTACACAATCAGGGCAGGTTACAGCGGGAAAATACACCGACTGGGACGCTAAAGGAACGAGTAATCTAACGCTTGGTAGTACTGGAACAACTGCACTAAAAGGTAATGCAACTACGGCTGATATTACTGCGTCTACTGATAAAAACTATGTAACAGATGCAGAACTGACCGTTTTAACCCAGACTAGCGGAAGCAATACAGGCGATAACGCCACAAATACCCTGTACAGCGGTTTAGTATCAAATGCGAACCACACAGGCGACGCTACAGGAAGCACGGCTTTAACACTGGCAACGGTGAATAATAACGCTGGTGTGTTTGGTAACGCCACTACTGTTCCAATTATCACAGTGAACGGTAAGGGATTAGTTACTAATATAACTAACGTCACGATTTCTGGCGGTAGCGGAACAGTTACTAATGTAACGGCTACTGCCCCAGTGGTATCAAGCGGTGGTACTGCACCCAATATCAGCATGGCAGCGGCTACATCTTCAGTTGATGGTTATATGACCAGCACTTACGCGGGTAAACTGGACAGTATAGCGGCAAATAGTAACGTCACTTATGTACAGGGTAACGGTACGGTTAATGGCTTAACGCTAACTGGCAATGTTACAGGTGGCGGTAATTTAACGCTAGGCGGCACATTATCAGGTACGGCGGCAAGCTTAACAGCGGGTAATGTGACAAACATCCCAGCGTTGAGTGGTGTAATTACGGGGAACTCTACAGGAACAACCACGCTAACCGCAAACGGTACGACATCGGTGCAGTTAGCGGCGGCATTAACTGATGAAACAGGGACAGGTAGTGCTGTTTTTGGTACAAACTGTACACTAAACACGCCCAACTTAACCACGCCTTCATTTGCTAATTTATCCAGTGCGATAGGCTTAAATTTAACAAGTGGTGTTAGTAGTATTTTGCCCAAGGCGAACGGCGGTACAGCAGTACCAGATTGTCAGGTCATCGGACAGGTAGTTAATACCCAAGTCACAGCGGTAGCAACAGGCACAACAATTATGCCATTTGATGACACGATACCGCAAAATACCGAAGGTAACGAGTTTATGAGCTTGGCTATCACGCCAAAAAGCGCAGCATCAACATTAATTATTGATGTGCAAATGCAGCTATCAAGCAGCGTTATAGCAGCGGTAAGTTATGGATTATTTCAGGATTCTACAGTAAGTGCCATTTGCTCAGGGTATCATTCTCAATTAACAGCAGGTGTGGCAATCAGGGCTGTCATTCGGTATACGATGACCAGCGGCACAACATCGTCAACCACTTTCAAAGTCAGAGCGGGCGGCAGCGCAGCGGGAACAATGACAATAAATGGTATTGGAGGGGCGCGTTATTTAGGCGGTAGCGCGGCATCATCAATCACAATAACGGAGTATTTGCCATAATGACTATTACCCTATCAGGATTTGCAGGTATTAATAACGTGGCAAACGATAACCGCTTGCCAGCGGGTTATTTAACCGAGTGTGTTAATTTTAACATTGACAACAGCGGAATAATTAGCCAGCGCGGCGGGTACGTTGAAAAAATAGCGGGTGAATTTACAGCATTGTGGAGTGACGGCTTGCGCTGTTTTGCAGTGAAAGACGGCGATTTAATAGAGGTTTTAGAAAGTGGAGAGAGTAGCATATTATGTACAGGAGTTGGGCGGGTTGGCATGGATTTTACTGTGTGTGATGGCAATTATTATTATTGCTCTGTTGCTCACAATGGCGTTATTTCCAGCGCAGCTATACAAACGGCAATTGGACAAGCAATGGTTGAAAGACAGCCAAGAATAACTCCAGTTTCTGGTGGTATTTTATTGGCGGGGCGGTATTTAGTAGCAGTAACAACGATTAACGAAAACGGCGAGGAGTCAGGGACTGCTGAGCCTGTTTTATTTGAGCTTTTGGAAGACGGCAAGGCGTTGGAGTTGACCGATTTTGACGCAACCACACAGCCGTATTATGCGGTGTATGTGAGCAATCGCAACGGTACAGAATTGTTTAGGCAGGGTATTATTGCATCATCGACAAGCAGCGTTATTATTTATGATGTTGATGATTCCACCGAGTCACTAGACAGTATAGGACTAGACAAAGCCCCGTATGGTAGCCTTATCGCTTATCACTACGGGCATCTTTTTATTGCGCGTGATAATTACTTGTATTACTCAATGCCTATGCAGCACGGACGCTGGAGCGATGAAAACTATTATTCATACGCCAGTAACATCACGGCGGTTTTACCGTGTGAAAATGGGATATGGATCAGCACACAGAAAGACGGTACATACTGGATAAGTGGCAAAACACCAGACCAAGGCGCAGAAGCACAGGGCGATTTTGTACAGATTAAGAAAATCACTGCTTGCTTAAATGTTGGTAGCTCGCAGCGAGTAGAACCTGATTTTATTAAACAGGTGTCGTGGGGCTGGGTAGCAACGGCTAAACAGGGAATTTATGTGCTGTTAGACGGTGGTCAGTTTGCCAACGTGACATTTGACAATATCAAATTACCTGAGTACAGCTCGTGTGCAGGTGCTATCATAGAACATAACGACTCAATAAATTATTTATCAATCATTAGTGGCGCAGTTGTGCCAGCACGGAGTATTTAAAATGCAAGTTTACAGACACCCAGACACTTTTGACTATGGACTGGATAGAATCAGAACCGCGTGTAATGCGATTGCCATTATCAATTACGCTTATGTAGCGGGCGATAGTTACGCCACAGTGCGAGGCACGGCTGATGCTAACATTATCGCTATTTCCACTGGACTAACCACCGCTGATTTTGCATTAGCAAATCAGGGGACTAACGGTCGGCAAGTGAGCAACATTGTAAAATCAATGACAGCGGTTAAACAAAGCAACGGCACGACTGCACAACTTGGATTTGCTTTTCTTGATACCGTAAACACAAAAGTTTTAGCGGTTACTGACGAGGGTAGCGACAAAGTTATTTATATTGGTGACACGGTGACGTTGCCAATAATCAACATCAAAGACAATCAACCAGCATAATGAACAACGCCCCGCGCCTTGAATATCACGGTGATACTGATAAAGCGGCTACGCTTAAAGGTAAGTCGCTGGGGTTCTATCAGTTTGTGCTGTTGTCTATGGGTGATGTGCGGACAGTGCAGCGTGATAAGTACGTTGATGACGCGATTATTCGGGTTAATGCTTGGCTTGATGCTTATGACGTCGTTAATGGCGTGATTCAGATTTATGTGCCTGTTGACGAATCTGGCGATTTTGAAGCTATGCTCACTGTCATGGATGTTTTTAATGACGGTGATTCGAGCTATCCAGAACCTTACGCCCCGCCTTTTCAAATTAAAGACGCGCGTTGGTTAATCGAGTCGTCGAAAAGCAAGCGCAAAGTAAAAAAAGCGTTTAGCGGCGGTGTTCAGCGGCGAGAGCCTGAGTATGGCGTCGATGAGGGTGATACTGGAGACCATACCGACCAAAGACCCTACACCGAGGGCGGTTCATGGCGTGGAAAAATAAACAATAAAGAGGTGGCTGTTAGCTGGAGTTATTTAGACCCGCTTCAAAAAAGTTTAGATGCCCCAGCAACGTGTAACGGCGCGGCGAAGTATTGCGTGTATATCGGTGGCGAGTTTGGAGAGCTAGAGTATTTTAGACCTAGGTACGGCGTAGATGGAAAAGTAGTGTTGGCAATGCCAATTGCTGGTATTTGCTTAATCAAGCCGTCAGCGATTGGGTCAAGTGCAAAGTATGTTATTGCCGTTCTGTACCGCACAGACCGCCGTTACAACCAAACGCCTTATGTTATATTTTATGATGTATCGCTAAGTGGCGACAGATTGCAGTTTAGCGCACAACGGCAAATATATTTTAATACGCTTGAAAGTAATCAATTCAATACTTTACCAAATACCTATCCAGAAAATGCCTCTATCCCAGCAGACCTAAATTATATCCGTCAATTTAGCGGCTTTAGTGCTGATGGACTTAGCTTTTGTATTATCGGTTTTAAGCCGACAACATTGCCAGCGTCCAGAAATTCTTTAGGCAGGGCAACAATTGAGCTGGTGGCAATCTCGGCTAATTATGATGACTATGAAAACTCAATAGCATGGGAATCTAAGGAGTTTGATGCTTATTATCCGCTAGATTTTTTCAGTGTTACCGCAGATACCGACAGTTTTACTGCGCATTTTGGCATGATGAAAGATTATTCAGATGCTCCACAAATAACTGGCATTGACATAATTGAAATAAAAGACGGCGTTGCTACTGAGATTATCACGCAACTTGGCGGTGCTGCCCCGCTTAACTCTTTTAGCTATATGCTGTTTGCATCTTCAAGATTAAAAATTTATCAGTATTATCTAACCGAGCTTGTTAATCCAGACGACAATTCGTATAAAAACACACTGGTGACGTGGG